CTACTTCCTACTAAATAATAAACTAATCATGTTATCATTTTCATTGTCGCTGATTGTGTAAATGCGTTGTTTGATTTTCTCAATACGTTCCTGTAGATGTTTATAAGCTGATTCAGTTGTCATGAATTCTGTTTCTGTCTTTCTTAATAAATCCACATCATTTGATACTGCTTCAAGAATATCAATCACTGTATAGAGTAGATTGCGCTGATGAGTTTCTTTGACATATGTTGATTGTGCATCGAGCGAGTTCTCTTCTAAAAATACAATGTACTCATTATCAGTGAAATATTCCTTATTGTTCAGTTCCATTTTTAAACGTTCAATTATTAACATTGTGTACCCCTTTCATATTGTTAGGTTTTCATTGGGAATTAGACGCTATATTTTTTGCCATAGTATTTATCCTTGAATAGAATAAAACGTCTAATTTGCCTTTAATTTGCTATTTCGTCTGTAGTATTATCATATTTATGGCATGAAAAAAGAGCCAATTGTGGTAGGCTCTAAATTTTTTGATATGTTGTCAATCATAAATAATTTTTCCATCTTTATATTTAAGTTGGCTTAAAATTTCTCCGTTCTCTCTATAATAGGTCGATAAACCATCTTGTACACCATTTATATAATTTTTTTCATGACTTACTTTTCCTGATTCATAATATGCTTTATCTTTCCCATGCAATAGACCATTAACAAAATCTTTCTCAATCCTTGGATTATCATTTAGAAAATTTACTATGAGCTTACCAGTAAAAGGAACATCATCTCCTTCAACATAAAATATTCCATCCTTATATATTCCTTCTAAAGCCACTTCTCCATTTTCATAATATTCAATATTTTCACCATGAAGAATACTGTTTTTATAATTGAGAATGGTTTCTTTTGTGCCATCTTCAAAATAAGTTGTCATTTGACCATCAATTACTCCATTAGTGAAATTTCTCTCTATTAGCATATTGCCCTTCTCACCATAAAGTATATATAAGCCATGGACTACGCCTTTTCTATAATTAATAACACTCTCTTTTACACCGTTTTCAAAATATTTTGTCTCAGTTCCATCAAGAAGTCCATTTTTATATTCAGCTTCAATATAAATTTGATCGTTATCATGTGTGGCAACTATTACATTACCAGTAAAAGGTTTTTCTGAATTAACTTCAAAGTAAACACCATTCCTATCTTGTAAATCTTCCAAATTAACTGATTTTGCTTGTCCACATCCAATAAGGAATAGCAATACAATCATCAGTACAGATACAAATATAATTTTTTTGATAAGAACCCCCCCCTTTTTTTTTTAATTGTAATCCATACTAAAATCCGAAGATTCCCAAGTGTAATCATCTCTAAGTATTTTGTCACGAACCTTATTTATTTCATCTCGTTCAGAAATTAACCTATCATAGTCCCGACAATCAATTTCTTTTAATCTTTTAATGTTACTGATTATATTTTTACTGATTCGATTGCTCGCTTCTGTATCATTTTTTAAATCATGATATCTGAATTTTGATATATCCAACTCAATTTCGTTTTTAATACAATCTCGATGACTTACAATCTTTTCAATTTTTTTGTTAATATCAGCAATCATTTTATTACAATCTTCAAGCGATAATGGCTCACCTTTTGTATGTTCTGCCCATAATTCGTCACCAATTAGATTATTTTCTTCTTCAAAGAATATATTTTCCATATTTCCCCCTTCTAATTTTCACAACTACCATCACGATCTAAACTCTAAATCAATGATATTTCACATAATTTAACCTTCTGTATTTCTTAACTGTTTAATTATTTCTTTTTCACGCTCTGATAGAACAAGTTCTTCTTTTACTTTTATGTCATTAGGCTTATCATTTTGAGTTAATTCATTAAGTAATTTTTGTTCTCTTTCGGATAATTGGTTTGATTCTAATGGTTTTGAAAACTCAATGTCAGCATAACTAGATACTGGATTGTTAATATTAGATTGATATTTTTCACTTGTATTATCCCAATCCTTATAAGAACTTGCATCAGGCTTAGTATTTGCTAATAGGATTATCAAACCGATTGGAAAAAATAAAAATAAGAAAAGTATGCCCGTTGTTTTATTTTTGTTGTAAATCCTCATATCCATATCATATAAGTCTCTTGGTCTTGCATTGTCTCTTGCATACTTTATTTGTTCCCCTTTTGCTGTTCCTTTTTTTATCGCTTTATAAAAAATAAACGGTGCACAAGCGATAATTAACAGTCCTAGGATTTGCTCACCTGTCATACAATTTTACCCCCTTATAAATTTTTCACAATTATCATCACGATCTAATTATAAATCAATGATATGTGTTCTTGGTATCTGTTGAGTATTGCCATCTTTCTAAGTAATTAATATTTTTGATGATATGGACTATGATTTTCCCCCTTTAATGTCCATAATATACCTTTAAAATTGATATGTAAAGTGAGTAATTTCAATAGTTAGATAATGTTAGAATAGTAAGGTAAAATGAGGGTTGAAAATTGATAGGGGTGTAAAAAATGGTATTACTATAGATGATTCTTCTCTCAAGGGGTAATGCTATATATATTCAACTATATAGTATTTGCAACGATTACACCCTATTATATCAATCATGACTACATTTATTGTCAAGATGTTAGTTTTGAAAGTCGATTGATAGATTTTAACAATCTTTTTGAGTCTATCCTATTCAAGTTCAACTATTCCCTAAATGCACATTATCGGAATAGTTGTTTTTATGTCAGCTACAAGTGTTGATATTACTACATTCTTACTCATCACTTAAACAGAACATACGTTCAACTGTATAATTATCTTGATAATTATGCACTTAACATAATGTAATCATTATATTAATAGTTGGCTATACACGTTGATATAACTTGATTACAAGGTTTATTATTATGCTTATCCCAATAAATGGATATACATGTTGCAATCACTACATTCCTTTAAATCACACCTGATTTGACCCAATACTACCCACCAAAAACGATATAAATTGATTCATTTTCGTGATTCTGATGGATAGTATCAGGTATTTCAAAGTGGTTTGGTAGTTGAGCCATATATACACGTACGCTATAATGCGAGCGTTTCAGAACACGGTCACACACAAAAAGCGAACATATGTTCTTTACCAATGACTATACATCTGTATATACACCTACTATATATAGTATACATCACCTTTAACATAGCACTATATATAGCGTCAATCTACTCAACAACACTATTATCATTACCCTCAGAACTCAATCGTTCCATCTCTTGTGTAGCATCTGATACAATTGAACTCTTCTCGATATAAGTTTGCTTACTCAATGCACCATCTTTAAATTGTGTACTCAGCATATCAATGAGTTCAGCGTCATCACTAGGTCTATTGAAATTAATTTCAACTTCAACATAATCCTCATCCTTAAATGTCACCCCATTGAGTTTGAGTATTCTTTCAATGGCTTCATTACGCTCATCAAATCCTGCTTTAAGATATATACTATTCTCAATACCCTTATTGTGAGCCAACGAGAATAACAGTTTTAATGATACCTCTGACACGTTAGCCACATTACTTTGACCCATTACAATACTAGGTACTTGAGCAATCATAAAGAGTTGATTGAATAGCGTATCAAGTAACAGTTTAGTTGAGTTATAATCAAGTTGAGCTACTGCCCATGTGAACTGACCACCATCTTCTAAGTTGAGAACAAAACCAATCCCCTCAGCGTCAGCACTACCCGATAAACTTTGACCACTCATTACCCCTACTGGATTCATTGAGAGCGTATAGACTGCATCGTCAAGCCTATTAACTACCACTTCAATCTTATCTAGTATCGGCTTAATATCGTCAAGTATACTCTGTCCAAACATCTCATCACTATTCTTATAATGAACAGGCAAGCCACTAATATTTTTATAGGTATTAATCAATCTGAAATGACCACCCTCATTAGTCCATACTTCAACCCCATCATCACTGAATATCGTATAGCTTGATATATTGCTCACTGAGTCTGTGTAATACTCAATGAAGCCTACATACTCCATAGCACTATTATAGATAGGATAACCGTCAGCCGAATCAATCAACCTTGATCTAATGACACCCTTATCATAATATACATACTCATATACATCACCATACTTAACCACGTTATTCATGATTGAATAGTTTGTTTTATGATATTTCCCTTTTCTATAAATCCCATTATACTTACTTGACATATCCTTACTGCCAACTAAATTGACTGGTCTACCTACAACAAAGGTCACATGGAAATTGATGATAGTCTTAATCGTTTGTAATATCATCTTGCTTGTATTAAACTCAACGCCCTTATGAACTACATCAGGCTTGTTAACAATATCATGCAAGCCCCTCAGATAGTTTTGATTCTTTAATACTCTACTCACCCTTGTAATATGATAAGGCTGCTTAACCTCTGACTCAAACCATATAGGATTTGATGGGTAATTCTCGCTTATATATTGTTCTAATTTATTCATACTTGTTATCCTCTCTATACATAATGTGGTTGACTTAATGCAAAAAGAGCAAACATAAATGAGATTAATGAGTCATCATGTCCGCCCTGAATATGTTCGATTTTTCCTGTTTTATCATTGGCAACAAAGGTAAGCATCTCATCAAGGACAATGCGACTGTTAACTAATATCTGCCCCTCTTCCCATGCTTCTCTGTATGAGCCTATGAGTAATGGTCTAGTCTTATCGCTCATGACAAAACCTATTTTCTTTTTAGATATACCACGCTCATCAAATGCCTTGTGCTTATATATGTTCTTATAATCATATGTGTGTCTAAGCCTATCAAGAATGATATTACCGCTTGATGCTTTCTCAATTACAAGTAATGCCATATTGTAGTATTTGCCTATCTCATAAACTACCTCAGCAAATTTATGAGGGGCTATCTTGTTTGAATTAAAGTGAGCCATCTCTACACCTTCAGCATTAAGAACAGTAATAGTTGATGAATCCTTACCTACCCCATCACCCCCATCTACGCCTATACCATACTTTGCACCCTTCTCAGGTCTATGATATATTGAGAGAGTTGTTCCTATATATGGCTTCAACACATTGGAAATTAAACCTATTTTCGTCTTGGGTATGCACGTAGGAAGGTGTATCAATCTTTCATGTATCTTCATAGTGTCAAATATTGATTTTCCTGTTGTGAGAAATGCTTCAGTATCAGTGAGTGGAAATTCTTGATTGAATGATTCCACATCACTATTCATGATTTTATATCTGCGCCATAAGATTATTCCTAATGTGAATCGCTTATCTGATTTCATGAGTATTTGTTCTTCATGCGTTAGATCGGACTCAACAAACTCTCTTTGATTAGCGTTTCTAAATCTTTCTAGTGCTTGTCTATGTTCATCAATAAACATTGAAGCAGTATCAAGATAAGAATAGAAAAGTGGCTTATACATATTTTCAGTGTTTTTAGCCCCTTGCCATAAATCATAATAGTGACCACTTAGTCCATTAGCAGTTGATTCAATAACAATCTTAGCGTTACTGGTCAATGCTTGTTCAAGTGCTAGTAATTGATTCTTAGCATATTCAGCATTTGAGAAAGCAAGCTCAGACACATGGACAAATTGAAGTGTTGACCCTCTCGCTTGGTCTTTTCTTGAAATAGTGGCACATGATAAAACACTTCCATTGGTGAACGCTAACTCATTTCTGTTATTTCTAATTAATTGAGGTTTAACAATATCAGGGATTGATTCATATAACATTTTAGCCTTATTGAATATCATCCTTGTACTATCCCCTGAATGACTTAGAAATAACGTGTTTGTATTGGGTTTAGTGCAACACATAGCAAGCGCATAGGCAAGACAATAGACAGAGCCACCGCCCTGCCTAGCCTTTAAAATGATTGTATATTTTTCACTATTATCATGTATGTGCTGCTGCATATCATTAAGTTTAAAAGGTACAATCTCACCGTTTTTATTTAGTATTTTCATGAACGTTTCTATATACAGTTTAGGTTGATTCATGATTTTCTTTAGTTTCTGTTCAGGTGTAAGTGGTAAATTACTCATCAATATCAACCCCTTGAAGTATTTGCATGAGTTCATTTTCACCCTTATCATCCTTGAAGAACTTCTCACTAAAATCCATAAATGCCTTGAAAGCCTGAACATCTTCCTTAGCCTTGTTGTAATAAAGTTCATATAGCTCAATTAGTTTGATGTTATGAACGTGTTCCATCGCTAATTTGTAAGCCTTAATATATGAAGGGTCATCTTGAAATGTTGTGTGACATTCTTCATAAGTTTTATATATTCCCTTGTGATAAGATTGATTTATATCTTCCCATGTTCTGGTCTTATCAATTCCTGTGCCATATAAGATAACTCGAATTTTTGCATCAGAACAATATTTCGCTAACTTAGAATATATTTTTTCTGTTTTTCCAGCTCTCTGTATTCCCATAATTCCACCCCACTTTTGATTTAACTTTTACTGTTATATTTTCAATAACTGAATCTATATCAGCTTTTTCATAGTTTGATACACCAATCTCAAAATAGTGTTTATCATAACTATTATTACAATATAAAAAACGAGCGTCCTTATCCTTCTGTTCAAAATCTTTTGAATAGATATGAATATAAACCTCGTCATCGTTATATCGCCCATATACTGCTATTTTTAATGGATTGCCTTTATCGGATAGACATTCACTCATTGCTTCATCAACTCTAACCTCTTGAAAATTTAAATCATCACTTAGCGTCTTTGCTAATCTGAATCGTAACTCATCTTTATCCCCATATACGTTATACGCCTTGTTTTTCTTAGCATATTTATCGATATATTCTAATTCAACAAAACTATATTGACTCTCAGGTACAAGCTCAATAATCTTATATTGAAAAGCATCAGCACCATAAATATCATATGATTCCTGAAGTGCTTTGTTGTGATGAGTTCCTTTAGATAATTTATTTTGATGTTCCTTCCATCGTCTATCAATATCTGTTGACTTACCGATGTATACCTTTTTCTCTTCCACGTTTGCGATTCCATATATACCGCTTTTTTTAATCATCAATGTTATCCTCCATGTTTTAAAATGAAGAATCCCATCGTTTCATTAGTCTCCTTTTCTGCTCTCTCCTTATCATTTACCATCAAATGAACGAACAGAATTCTATAAGATTAGTTTTTTACTTATTTTTGAGCAATAAAAAAGGGCTACCAGTACCAGTAATCCCTAATTGTTGTTTGAGTTCTTTGTTTGCTCTAACTCTTATTAAGTTGTATGAATCTAATATTTCAGGTAAGTTCACCTTAATATATCGTTGTGCTTTTGATTGAGATATTTTAGATCGTGCTAGAATATCTTTCTCAGTGCAATAACCTTTTTCCTCGATGAGTTCAATGATAACTTTAACCATTTGAATCTGAATCTCATCTTGTCTTACTGTTGTTGTACGCTCAACCACTTCACCATCTTTATTAGTTACATGGCTATGTTGTGGATATAACCACTCAGCAACTTCAGCCCCTTCTTTCCGATAGAACATTTCACGAGATGCACCTTTGACCGTGTAAGCGTTTGATTTCCATTTGTGGGCTTGCTTAATACTCTCGTCTGTTAAGTTTGCGGTATATGATGGGATTGAATAGAAGTTCACACGTTTATCAAAACCTCTCTCAATCTGAATTGCTCTAGCTCTCGACAACATATCTTCAGGTATCTCAGCATCAGATAACTTATTCAATAATAAATGATATTGAAGTACAACATTTTTATCTGTAATTTTCTTACGTTGTTTCTCACTGAGTTCTGCAATCTTCAATAAGTCTTTAATGCTAGTGAAGAATAATACATTTCCATCGTTGTCTGTGATTCTTTCATTAGCAACAAGTTCTTTTGCTAGAACATTTAATTTAATCAGATAAGGTATTTGATGACGAATAACATTATATAATTCAGGGGCATCTTCCTTAATCTCTAGTGATAGATATTTGATGTTTTGGTCTAAGTTGAATACCTGTTCTTTTTGCCATTCTGTTTGAGCCATTTCTACATTTAATATCTCTCTAATAAAATCATGTGCTTTCTTGCTTGAATTGAAGTTACCTAGCCTTTCAACTATGCCAACGATATTAGTTGTAATACCACATGATTCTGAATGACACTTATATAATGAAGCACCATCATCAGCTCTGAATATACTTGTTGATGGACTTGTGTCATTATGAAAGATACACTTAATCATATTAGAATGATTAACACCTAGAATGAATCTCAAGTCTATTGAGCGTATATAGTTCATGTACTCATCATTGTTAGTTACTGTTACGTGTGGTAGATTGTAATGTTGCTTTAAGAATGATGAATCTCTTTTCATTAAAGCACCAACAACTTGATATTGTAACGATTCACCATTATTGGTAAGTTTAGGGGGTACATATAATAATGAGGTAGTATTATTAACCCCATTATTATTAGTACCCCCCAATCTTATTACATCCTTATCAACCTTGACTCTACTCTTATTCTCAATCACCACTTCAGGCAATTCACTAATAATAGAATCAATGTTATATCTATAAGGCTTGTAATCATAACGATTGAGGTTACATTCTTTAATAGTCACCATATACTTCTGACTCATATCCTTTGTCCAATAGTAGTTTGGTAATCGCATAACTCTTGATGGATTCTTAATTGATTTATCTGAATCAAAGTAATCAATCAATCGAGCTTGTGCCATCTTAAACTGTTCAACTGTTGCATCATTATTAACTAGCCAATATACGTGAAGTCCGTTCCTAGTTTCAACTATATATGATGACTTAAATTTAAACTTATTAATCTTATCCATTTGTTCACGCTTAAAAGCATCCACCTTAACTTTAGAAGGATGCTGCTTATTCTCTTTTGGACAATCAAAATCAACAAACACCGAATTGATCGAGTTGATTGAATCATCATTATCACCACCACCATTGACAACAAAATAGATATTGTAGCCTTGATTATTTAATTGTGTTAAACGTTCAATCGCTTTTTCGTCATAAGGTACACCATATTTAAGTGGTGGATTGTCTTTCTTAATGAGTCTGAAATTAATCTTGTCATCCCCATGTATATCATTGAGAAATTGTTCAGTTGTTCGTGTTCTGTTCATAAGTTTTATCCATACCTTTCTTCTTAAGAGTGTAATTAGTCAATGCTTCTTGTAATTCAGGTGTGACTTCAAATCTAAAAGTTGATATATCTTCACGAATCTTAATTTTTTCATACTTGAAGCCCAATGAACTCAAGTAATTTCTCATCGGTTTAGTTGCATGATAATATTTAATGTCCAATCAATTCACCACCCCTCTTTTTATCGTTGTATTGATTGACTATAATATTTAATTTATTGTATATGTCCATTGTCTCTATACATGACAATTTATAATCATTTAATAACTTGTTAATTGCTAATATTAATATAATGCTCACTATTAAATATCCCATTTTTATCTACCCCTCGTTTAAAATAAAGTGTGTTAGTATCTGTTACTTACTTGCCTGTTGCGCCCCATTAATTGCTTTAACAAGTTTTTTATAGGCATCAACATTGATAGCGTCTACCCCATTTCTTATTTGACCAATGAATTGTTTTGTTGCAGG